GAAAACCGCTTAGAACGCAAAATAATGGCTTGTAAAGGATGGTGAGAGGAAACGACGGAAGAACAGCTAAAGGGCGCTATGTTTTCATCGGCTAAAGACGATTGGACAACGCCGATTGACTTGTTCAAGAAGTGGGACAATGTTTTCTGCTTCAATCTTGATGCGGCATCCTCCAACGAAAACGCGCTGTGCAAGCGGCATTTCACCAAAGCGGATGACGGATTGGCGCAAAGTTGGGGGGGTGTCGCGTGTGGTTAAATCCCCCGTATGGGCGAGAGATCGGAAAGTGGGTAGAGAAAGCATACACGGAGGCGCAGAAGCCGAACACAATCGTTGTTTGTTTGCTCCCAGCCCGAACAGATACACGGTGGTTTCACGATTACTGTACCCGTGGACGCATCACGTTTCTGCGTGGGCGGTTGAAGTTTGGCGGGTCTAAAAACTCTGCGCCGTTTCCGTCAATGATAGTGGTGTTTGGAAACAACTGAACAGAACGCAAAAAAGCCGGGGGTATTTCTACCTCCGGCAGAAAGAAAGGAAATGAAACAATACTGCCGATACTGCAACAATGCGAACCTTGTGGGCGATGATATATTTTACTGTCAGCCGAAAAACGAGGTTTACGGCATAGAGAAGTCAAAGCGCGTGAACAAGTGCAAGCTGTGGGAGTTCAACGAAAATGATTTGTGGCGGTGCGATGAAAACGGCAACTTTGAAACGTACAAACCACGCGACAACACGCGACAACCGCAGAAGTCACAACCGCTTGAATACTATAACAGCATCATATAACGCAAAAAGAGCCGGGGAATAATCCTCGGCTCTGATTGTTTGTGATGGGTTAGACAATCTGCGGTGCGCCGTCAACGTACTTGATGGAATAGCCAAGGATCTCAAGTCCTTCACGCATCCCGTTAGTCCATCCAAAAGCCTCGCTTGCTCTGTCTCTGTGTGCGTCGCCGTTAAGGCTAAAGTGCTTCTGATAAGATTCCCATTCAGTACGCATCATGCTGTTCAGACGATCCTTTTGATAATTTGTCATAAGCTACCTCCGGCTTGATTGTTTGTGATGTTATGCGAGTTTCCGCTGTGCTGTGTCCCTGTTCCACTGTGCCTTTGACAGCTTGTTTTCTGCTGTGTGGATTTGGTTTTTCAGTGTCACGATCTTGCTTTGATACTTCTCAAACTGCTTGCTACCCGGAACTGTGCCAGCTTGAAGCAGAAGCTGATAGTCAAGCTGCGCGTAGAGGTCTGCTGTGCGGTCTTGCAGAAAGTCGATATCGGCGGTTGCCTGTGCCAGAACGTGGCGCATCTTCTCCATCTCTGCGGCTTGCCGTTCCTGTTCCTTGGCCTGTCGCTCTTGCTCTTTCCGTAGGCGCTCCCGCTCTGCCTGTGCCTGTCGGTTTATCGCGTCCTGGCGTTTCTGCCATGCAAGCCTTGCCTTTTCCTGTTCAATCTGTCTGCGCGTTTCCTGTTTGGCACGTTCCCGCATCTCAGCCATTTCTCTGCGCTGTGCGGCTTGTTCCTCCCGGATGCGCTGCCGCTCTCGCTCTGCTCTCTCTGCCTGTCTGCGCTCTGCTGTGCCTTTCAGTAGGCGGTAGATGCCCCAGATGGCAAGAATCACAATTACGGTTGTCATGCTCTTTCTCCTTTCACTCAATGTATGTCCGACAGCAGAAGAACATCTCTGCGAGGTCAAACCCAATGGGCGCGTCTTTCCCGTTTTTCGCTTCGTGCTGATGCTGATACCAGATTTCCCACGGCTTTTGATGCTCGTCAACGCATCTGCTGTTGATCTCGTCAAACGTCATAGCTGCCAGCGTTTCGATACCGACGTTCTCAGCATCTTTCTTGCTAAAGCCGGGGAGATACATTCCAAAATAGAACCGCTTTCCATATCTGCCGTGCTGGTGTTTTTCCAGTATTTCCACGGCGTATTGCTTCTCTCGCGGCATAACTCTTTCTCCTTTCGTGTTTGGGGGTGGTTAGTTTAAATCGTCCAGTTCATAGTCTGCGATCTCAGCCGCAGAAAGCTGTCTGTCATAGACTAGGATGTCGTGGTACTTGCCGCTTGCATCGTCCTCTCGCCGGATGCTCCCACGGGGCTGCGCTCCGGGGCTGAACCCTCTCAGCCTCATGCCGTATCTGTGTTCCGTCTTGTGCGGATGGTTTGCCATGTACTCGCGCAGCGCCGCTTTGATTACGGCCTGTCGTGTTTTTCCTTCAAGGTACTCTAGGATGTCGGCATCCGTCTTTTTCTGCAATCGGATGCTCATCATTACCGTATTTTCTTGCATCCATTTCTTGTGCGCGTCGCTGTGTGTCATAGGCATCTCCCTTTCATTGGTATGACTCATTGTATCATGCCGTGAGTGCTACTGTCAAGAATTTTTTTTGCAGAAGGATCAATATCCGATGTTGTTTTGCAGAAACCAGTAGAAACAGCTTGCCATGTTCGCGTAGGATACCACCAGTTTTTTGTGGTCTTTCGGTCTTCCGTCAGCGCCCCAATCGCGATACAGATGATAAATGTGGTACTGGTTTCCATCCTTGTCTAAGCGACGGATCACCTTGTAGCACTCCCCACAATCGCAGAAGTCCAAGACTTGTCTTTGCTTTGCCATGATTTGTATGCTCCCTTCAATTTGTTTTCGATTACCCTGGCAACCGTCCAAACGCGCAGAACTAGTCTGTGCGCCTGTGCTGTTGTCAGAACTCGCACCAACTACGCCCGTGACGGATCGCAGAAGACGGAAGCGGGTACGGGTCGCAAGTGGTCGCGTCCTTCAACCAGTAGCACCACTTTCCCTTCGCGCCGGAGTCGAAGGCGCTCCCCTCGGGGATCAGCGTCAGCTTACGCATAAAGGCGCTGTTCATAACCTTCTGCGTTTCATGCGTCGCCCGGTAGATCGTTGCATAACCCAGCACCATCGGTGCTTTGCCTCTGCGCGTCCTGATGATTGCCACGTTCTCCCCGACGAGCGCAGAAAGCATATTCCTATTGCGCGTTTCCACGGGCTTGAGCCGTTGCACAATCGCCTGAGCGTAGCGCACTCCACCGTTCTCATTTACAAAGATTCCGTACATTGTGATACCTCCATTAAAACTTGTGGTTGATAACTCTGATAGGGATATCCGGGTACACTCTCGCAAGCCAAGCTCTGGCGGCCTGTTCATTCCGCAGCGGGACTTGCAGAAAGATTCGCGCCTCGCCGCAGTCGTACTTGTTCCTGAGATTGACGCAGGATCGCGCCACATAGGGGCTGTTTCCGTAGTTGTGAATAATCGCGTCACATTTGAGCATTGCAGAACACCTCCATTTAATATTGAGCAGAAACGCTCTTTTCCACGATCCGCAGAACGCAGAACGCAGAAAACAGAATTTCGGCAGAACGGGCGCAGAAAGACGCAGAACGGCTTTTCGGGAATATGCCTTGCAAGCGTTTTCTTTGCATTGTGCGCTCTTTTTGTTTTTCATTGTGTGTATGCCTTGCCTTGTCAAAATGCGCTTGTAATGGCTTGTAAAGGCTTTTGTGCGCTTTGCGTCGATCTGTATACGATCCAGGCGCTTGTGCGCTTGCTTGCTTTTGTAATCAAGCTAAACAGCTAATGGCAAGGCTTGCCTTGCCTATTTCACATAGCAAGCGCACAAGGAAAAGCTTTCCGGCGCTTTCCAGACCGCGCAAATTGACAAGCTGCACAAGTTGCCTTGTAAAGACTTGATTGTTCGTTATTGCCTATAGACCGCGCAATTTCAATCTATAGGCAATTGCCAATAATCAAGCATTAGCGTTATTGCAAATATCAATTATCCATCTGTTTTCTAAACTCTTTATACAATTCACTGGCAAGCTCCGCTTTCATCGCATTTCGTAATTCCCCGTCAATAATCATGCGGAAATATGCAATTCCAATTTGCATTGCTTTTAATTCGTTTTCCGTCAAAATTTCCGTCAAGCTATCAATAAATTCCGCTTGCTTTTTTGCGTCAAGTTTTGCGGCTTGAAAGCAAATACTTTCAATTGCGTTCGCTGTTTTCATTGTCTTTCCTCTTTTCGTTATATTAGTGTTTAAGCGCTTGTTATAGCCTATAATCGACGGTTTGAAATTATAGGCTATTGCCAGCGTTTAAAGCTCGCCAGCGTCAATTATTCCGGCCTTGCCTGGCTTTCGATAATGTTTTTCAGGATCGGAAAAAGCGAATCGCTTTCTGCATTGTATTCCGTAGAATGTTCAATAAACAATACAAAGTTGTTTTTGCTACAGCCTTTACAATTCACACAATGTTGATTTTTATCAATCCCGCAGCGACAAATATAAACACTTGCGCCGGATTCCTTAAGGGCTTGATACATACTTATAATGTATCCGCAATGCCCATAATTAAGCAATCCACCGGGCAAAAGAGATTTTACAATATTCGCGTTTTCGTATTCGTCAAAAGCGTTTTCAAAAGCTTTGTTTTTCGTATATGTCCAAAACACTGTTGACGGGCAATCTTTTACAATCTCTTTCCAGGCCTGGACATATTCCGCGCTGAAGAAATCCCCGCTTGCGTGGATTCTGCAAAGCTGGATATTATCCGCTTTAATTTGTGCAAGGATCGCCCGGCGCATAAAATCGGGATACATACGGGCAACAAATGTGCGGATTGCAAGTGATTTAATAGTGTTTTTAAATCTGTAATTGCCCGTCTTTGCATAGCAGCCTTTGCAATCGCAAGCGCAAGTCCCTTTAATTTCCATAGGATCGCCGCTTGTTAACTCAGCCTTGTAATAACCAGTTCCCGGCAACGTCGAAAAGTGATAGCAGCCTTTACCGATCTTTTCATTGCCATTGACAAGCAATTCGTTAATAAATCCGATTCCAGGCGCATTGATCTTTCCGGCCTTGTATTCGATCCCGTATTCTTTATAAACCGTCGCTTTGTTCATTTTCCTTGCCTCTTTCCAATAATGTAATTGAGTTACACTCAATCCTTTTTTAATATACGCTTGAGTATTACTCAAGTCAAGAAAATAAGTAATACTCAAGCCATAACATTTTCGTTATGCTTTCCAGGCAAGGATCGGGAAATGATACACCCGGGTGCGTGGGTAACAGGAAAAAATAGTTACAAAGCTGTAAATATTCTGTAATACTTTTGTAATAATTTAGCACTCATTGCCATAGAGTGCTAATTTTATACGATCTGTTATCAATTTGGCTGCGGATCGCCTAGAAAAGAGGGGAAAACAGCTGGAATTATTGAACATAAATTTTATTTTGTTCAATTTCTGCCGGATTCCTATACAGATTGTATATTTTTTATCGTTTTTCGATAACAAAACCTACCCCCCCACGGGGTATATGGGTTTGCCAGGGCGGGTCGGGTTACCTCTCCAAATATCCGCTTTCAACAAAAACCGAAAAATTTTTCAACATAAAAAAACGGCTTTTCAACATACCTATGTTGAAAAAATGTTGAAAACTTCGCATACCGAAACGCGATTTTCGCATACCGAAGGGGCTAAAAATGGGGGTTTTCGCATACCGAAGGGCAATTTTCGCATACCAATTCTTAGCGTACTAAGAATACTCAAACCATTGATAATACTATATTTTTTAATATTTAGTATACTAATATAATACCGAAAATACCGAAAAATCGTCTATCTTTTTCAGAGAAGTTCGTAGAAAAAGATATAGAAATTTGGGTATGTTCGGTATGCGGGATGGCAAAAATCTAGGAAAATCAATGGGTTGAGGCGCATACCGAAGAATACCGAGTACGGTATGCGGCGGGGAAATGGGAAAAACTGGGTATAAATGGGAGAAAATGGAAATGGGAAGGGGCGGGGCAAAATAATAAATATGTATACAGTGGCGGGACACGGGAGATGTGGGGGATAATGAGGGAGGGTAAAGGCTACCTCCTACCCGAAAAACGGAAATGGAATATTTTGCGCGGAAGGAGATGATGCGGCGCAGATGAAGAAGATTCCGACGCTATTTGAGAAAGATGCGAGTGGGGCGCGGGTAACGCGAGTTGTGCGTCCTGGATTTGAGTGGGTGACATTTGGAGAGGGGGTGGCGACGGAAAAGGTGGATGGCGCTGCGTGTGCGATTATTAAGGGGAAGTTCTATAAGAGGTATGACGCGAACGTGAAGAAGGGGCGCACCCCACCGAAGGGTGGCATCCCTTGTGATCCGTGGCCTGACCCTGTGACGGGACATTGGCCTTTCTGGGTTGAGGTGAACCCGGAAAAGAAGGAGGATCGGTGGTTCGTGGCGGCGTATGAGAACACGCCCTGGAATCGTGAGGACGGAACATACGAAGCTGTTGGAGTGCATTTTCAAGGGAATCCGTACAAGCTGGACGAGGACTTTCTGGAGAAGCACGGACGGATCAAGTTGAAGGGCTTCCCGCGAACGTATGATGGAATCAAAGCGGCGCTTGAGGTGAACAAGATTGAGGGTTGCGTGTTCTGGAAGGACGGAGAACCGAAGTGCAAGATCCGGCGCAAAGATTTTGGGCTTGAGTGGCCTGTGAAGGGGGAAAAGGAATAATGATGAGCTACAAGCAGATTAACAAGGAGAGCATGGAGGCGTTTCAGCTTTTCTTTCTGATGAGTGAGGCGCACAGGATGGGCATGGTGAGCGACGATGAGTACCGGGGGTACATCAAGGAGTGCATGGACGCGATTCTTGGGCGGGAGGTTGGTTGAGTGCGGAGAGGTTGGACTATCATTGGAGTGATACTTGCCGCCGCTCTACTCCTTGCCGCTACACCGTGGACAACGAACCAAGACCGCGCACACAAGATTGCGGAACTGGCGCGGCAGATGGGGCTTGGCGAAGACCACGCTATCATCGAAGAGGCAAGCAAGCTCTGGTGGGCAGAGGACGAGGATGTGCGGATACTCGCAAATGTCATCGCGCACGAAGCTCCGTACTGCACGGACAGGCATCAACAGCTTGTCGCGCAAGTGGTTCTGAACCGGGTGAAGGACGATAGGTTTCCGAATACCGTGCGCGGAGTGGTTGAACAACCGGGGCAGTACCATCCGTCCTACGCGCAGAGTCTTCCAGAATACGGAACGGCAAGCGCGGAGGTGCAGAGGTGCTTTGCGAACGCGATAAAGGCTATCAACGGAGAAGTAGAGTGTCCTGCGGATGTAATCTTTCAGAGCGAGTTTCCGTACTTGGGCGCGGGAACTTATGAGAGCATTGCGGTGGACACGGGAGCGTGGAGGAGCGTGACATACTTCAACTATGGGTGAGTATTTAGAGTGCATCTTGAAGTTCATCTTTGGGGTGCTTAGTCCGTGTACGGATTGTCAGCGCAGGAATGGATGCACGGGATGCAGGAAATGGGAGGACGAGCATGAGCATACTGATTAAGGGCGTGAAGATGCCGAAGGAGGAAGCATGAGAAAAACATTCTGCGACCATTGCGGGAAAGAAATCACGGGCAAAGACATAAACGAACTTGGCACGGGTGATTGCTTTTTCGATATGCCAAACAAGGATTTTGTTGGATGCGGTTACACGCTTTGCGAGTGGTGCGGCGTGAGCAAGGAAGACGCGATGCAAGACCTTTATTATCTGGAAGGCGTACACGACATGGCGCACAACTTGATTGAGAAATTCTACCCGAAGGATGATGCGGATGTCTGATCTCAAGGTGCTTATTCCGAAGCTCATTGCTTATAACTCCCCGGAGTCCTTGTCTGATGCTTTTAGCGCGTGTCGGGAGTTGGAGCAAGAGGGCGTTGTGTTCGTGGAGGGAGTCGGAAAGCGGGATCACGGCAAGACCGTCTTCGACGATGGGAACTTCGCCGCAGCGCATGAGTTCAACAAGCAGATCCGCGCAAAGTCAATGGAACTGTTGCGGTCAAACAATGCGCCGGACTTGATGCTTGAGTTGTACTACAAGACGCATCTGTTCGACGCTCCGCATGAGTTTGACAGCTTTTGCATCTACATCGAGAAAGACCGTGCGCCGGAGAAGCAGTTCTATGTGCCGCGCAGGAAACAATTGCTGCCGTGCGCGGAGGCGTTGCAGGACTTGGAGGAAGGTAAGATCGAGTTGCTTGGCATCTCCGAACCGCCCGGTGTCGGGAAGACAACCTTGGCTGAGTTCTTCCTCGCGTGGACATCAGGACGCAACCCGTTCCTGCCAAACCTCGTTGGATCTCACAACAATGCTTTTCTTGGCGGTGTTTACGGTGAGATGCTCCGTATCCTTGACGCGAACGGAGAATATCGTTGGTGCGATGTGTTTCCAGGGTTGTCCGTAATCGCCACAAACGCGAAGGACTTGATGATTGGCGTTGGTTATGAGAAGTCGGACGATATGCGGTTTAAGACGCTTGAGTTCACTTCCGTCGGAGCTGGAAACGCTGGTAAAGTCCGTGCCATGAACGTACTTTACTGCGATGACCTTGTGAGCGACATCGAACAGGCGCTTTCCCCGGACAGGCTTGATAAACTGTGGCAAGCCTACTACACGGATCTGCGGCAGCGAAAGATTGGCAATCGCGTCAAGGAACTGCACATCGCCACACGTTGGAGTGTCCATGATGTAATAGGGCGGTTGGAGAGGGAATACGAAGGCGACCCAAAAGCAAGGTTTATCCGATTCCCCGCCCTGGATGAAAACGACGAGAGCAACTTCAATTATCCATATGGGCTTGGGTACACGACAGAGGCACTTCACAAGCAGCGGGATATAATGGACGATGCGAGTTTCCGCGCACTGTTTATGAACGAGCCGATTGAGCGCCTTGGATTGCTCTATGACACGAACGAACTGCGGCGGTATTTCGATCTCCCTGAAAAAGAGCCGGACAGCATCTTGGCTATCTGCGACACAAAAGAACAGGGCGCGGACTACTGCGTCTGCCCTGTGTTCTATCAGTACGGCAATGACTTTTACCTTGACACCATCATCTGCGACAACAGCAAAGTTGAAGTTGTGCAGGAACGTGTCGCGCAGATCCTCGTTAGCCGAAAGGTCAAGATGTGCCGCATTGAATCGAACCGTGGCGGCACGATCTTCGCCCAGAACGTAGAAAAGCGCATCAAGGAACTTGGGGGCATGACGAGCATCTCGACCAAATGGACGCAATCGAATAAGGAAACCAGGATACAATGCAATAGTGCAATGGTTAAGGAAAAGATTCTGTTCAAGGATGAAACCAAGCAGGACAAGGAATACAAAGAGGCAATCAGGCAGCTCACGACTTATTCCATGATGGGTAAGAACAAGCACGATGATGTCCCGGATTGCCTTGCAATGTTCGTTGATTGGCAGATGTCGGATCGCAACACGGTCGCAACTATCCTCAAGCGCCCGTTTTGACTATCTTGATGCCGCCAAATGACTATGTTATAATCGAAGTACGGCATAGCACACCTCCTTTCTTGTGGAAACCGCTCACAGCATGGTCAACTGTGGGCGGTTTTCTTATGCCCGTTGTGTAAAGTGTGACTACTTGACAGCAACAACATATTGTGGTATAATTCACATTGGAAAACAATATGTTGTGTTTCCATACACAAAGAGGGAGATCTGCGGGAAAGCCGCATCCGACCTTTGCAGCGGGGCTACAATTCCTTCCCCGTGAGCATAAAGAACCGACCCACGGTCTTGTCCTTTCACCGTGGAGTGCCTAACAGGAAGAGCGGGTGAACACTCGCCACAAGACGCGACATGGAGTGGCGGCCTAAATCGCGCACCAGCGAACGGCGGCGCGGTATAGAAATGCCGCCGTCCTTTTCGGAGGTGGATATGCTACCTATCAAGGCAGATTTGCCAACCGACTTGAAGCAGATTGAGTTATTGGTGCTTGCGGATTACCACTATGCAGACCCGCGCTCCGACAAGACCGCGATGAAGAAGGACATAGAGTATGTTCTGACACATGACAACGCCTATGCGATTCTCGCGGGTGACTTGTTTGATTGTGCCTTGAAGTCCTCTCTGGGTGATGTCTATACCAACCTCTCCCCGATGGAGGAGTTGAGGGCGGTTTCCGACTTGCTTTCGCCCATCGCGCAGAAAATCATCTGTGTTGTGGGCGGCAACCATGAAGCACGGCATTATCGGACAAATGGCATAGATATGACCCGCTTGTTGGCGCGTCAGCTTGGCATTGAGGACAAATACTCCTCCGATACGGCACTTGTCTTTCTGCGATTTGGGGAGGACAGAGTGCCGCAACATCATAGGCGGCCTATCCTCTACACGATTTATGTGACGCACGGCACGGGTGGTGGACGCAAAGAGGGCGGCAAGATTCAGAGGCTCGTTGACCTCTCTTGCATCTGTGACGCAGATTGTTACATTTGCGGACACACGCACCTCCCGGCATCACTTAAAACATCTTTTGCGCGTCCGAGCGGCGCGAACAACAGCATTACTTATTGCTCTAAACTGTTTGTTAATTCTGCGGCGAAATTGGACTATGGCGGGTATGGAGATATAGGCGGGTATAAACCCGCGTGTAAGGATACGCCGAGAATCATTCTCGACGGCGGCTTTAAAGAAATGAGGGCGTTGATTTGAGCGAAGATTATAGCTTCACTTCCTGTGATTTTCTGCACGGGCGGCGAGATATATATACCGCGACGGAAACGCTCACACGGGAAAACATCTTAACCGAGATTAACTATGCGTTAGGATTCCATTTCCGCAATGTGCTTGAAGAGCAGTACCTTTATTGG